GAAGAATCAAAGTTTTGGAAGGTGCATCCTTCAATACGGATTCCGTGTGGATTACCGCTAGATAAAACACCATGCTCTTCCCCAGTGAAGTGACATCCGAGAATAGCCGTCCAACTGGCATCTGCTTCTGGAGTAAGTGAATCTCGCAGGAGCTTGATGCAGGATGAATTATCTGTAGTATCGGCATTGTTGAAATAAATATTCTGAACAAGCCATGCCTGTTTATTGATGGTCAACAGGGGAGCTGCGGTTGGAGATGCCAGAGACATCCATGTCGCACCACCACCATTCGCCACACCACTATCAGTAGCCTGACGTGGGACGTTGGCTACACCGATGATAGAAATATCGTTCTTGTATGGGGCATCCCAATTACCCTTGAATACACCTGAGAGATAAATGGTATCTCCGTGGTCGAGAATGTCGTCTAGCGAGCTGAAGTCTGCAAACGCCTCACCCCAACTTAACCCTGAATTAGTAGATGCACCATTCTGTGGATCTACGAAATAGGAGATTCCTGGAGCCTGATCAATATTAAGTGGACGAAACGTTCCATTACCATTAACATACACTCTATCATCGGCAGAATTATAAATGAATCCAGCAGAAGATGGAAGATTTCGTACTCCACCAACATTATTAACTAAATTTGCATATTTCTGAATATATCGAGTTGACATTTTAAGATCCTTTAACGCGCAAATTGAAAATAGATAGGTAGAAGGCGCGACCTCTACCTATCATAGTGTTAACTAACAGTGATTCCGTAACCACCAACAAGATACCAATGACCACCATATGCACGAAGAACTGCATTTGCCGCTACTACAGCTAACATTGTTAATGTAGTATAACCACCACCAGATCCACCTAAACCCTCAGTGATAGTAATAGTATTAGCCTGAGTGGTACCATTACGAACCCAGATTTCTCTACCATCATCAGATACATTGGTTGGTGCTGCAAGAGTGGCAGAATCAACTGCACCAGTTCTATTAAGGATAAAGTTATCTGCAATTGAAATGTCAATAGCATCTGCTGAACCTGTATATGTGATTACAGGAACTGCCTTTGGTGGTTTACGTTTGATATATGTATTCGTGGTACTCATGATATTTATGCACTGACAATAACGAAACCATCAATCCTATTGGCTGCAAGGGTGAGGGTTGAACCAGTCCGATCTGTATCCTCAGTCACAGTTAAGCCTGCCGAAAGGGCTCGACCATCTGGATAAACGATTGTCTCAGTTCCAGCCACAGTGAGGGCGAATGCAAGATCCTGTGTACCATTATCCTGCATTGTTGATGCATGATTTGTACCCTTGAAAATTGTTTCTACAGTACCCCTCTTACGAAGGAAAACTGCATAGAGTGTGCAAGGACCATCTACGAGAACCTGAGAATCGGTAGCCCCGCCATCACTTGAGTTCACGAGACCATCAATATTTACATATCGAAGATCAGGATTACCCTTATTCATTGCAAGATGAAGGAATAGAGCCTTAAATGCGTAGAAATTGAAGGCTGAATTTGGAATAGTCGAGGTAGAATTTGCATAAACTGAGTTATACGCCTTCTGACGAACTAGACCAGCTGACTGAGTAGTGGGAGATGTTGGGAATGCCATTTTTAATTACCTATAATGATTTATACGCTAAATCAAGCGTCCTAATAAATCTCTGCCGACTAGGATCAGCATCCAGCTCACTTCAAAGTGGGAACTGATTCACTTATTAATTAATTTAATTAATTATATTTATTTAACTAACTTTTCTTTATAGTATTTCCAACCAGATTTAGCTGTCTCCGTTAACATTGCGTCAATTTGAACATTTCTCTTCATTTCATCAGCACGTTCCCTACCTTCAATATCATTGATTACCTTCTCAGCACCACCAAGTCTCCAAGGGGCACGATTGGCTAGTTCAACGAATAAGTAGGGATTTGACCAATTAGCTGTAGCGAGAATTGTTGTTACCGGGACAAGTGAGTAGGAGGCTAACATCTTTGTATCTGACTCATTAAATAATGCATCATTGACAATAGCGTCTGTTAGTCTTAATTTCCTTCTCTGAGCTAGTCGATAGACACAATCCTGACGAGATGGAACTACGACTAATGAAGAATCAAAATCCCATAGTTTATTCAACCAAAACTTTGGTGGTCCAGCTAACTTAAATCGATTAACATCTGGGATGTAATTACCCATAATTATAATTAAAGTTATTATTAATTTTAGGGTTTGACAAACGCTGAATTAGCTGGAAGATTCTGGGCCACATCTCGAACTGAATAGATTCCATTCTCACCCTTTACAATGATCTCATCCTTACCTAAAGGAACACGATTCATGCGAGTGATAGATTTGGTCTGTTCAATTGGAGTAACTGGATCACCCTGTTCCTCAATTCCTACAAGATATAACATCTCACCTGTGAATGGATCTTCTGATCCCATTACAACATTCTGACGCTTGAAGGCTTCAGCAATTGTTAATGGATAAGCTGCTCTTGATCGAGCTGGAATAGTGTATGTTCTTCCATCCCAAGTTCCATTTACTGGTTTTGATGTTCTATTTACTACTGTAACGATCTCTATATAACTACCCTTATCTTTCTTTATAATGTAATTTACGGTGACAATATGAGTGAGGATTAATAAATATCCTCACCCATATGAAACTAACTTTATGAGCCCGCAGCACGCTGAACGATAAGGCTCTGACCTGTAATTCCATCGAGTCTAGCACAGAATGCTGGATACTCTAGGAAATACTGCTTCCTCATACGATACCATGCTTCGAAGGCATCTCGACCGGAAGTTCCAGTTCCAACTCTCCAGAGCACTGAACCATCTTCGTCAACCCACTTACCTGGTTCAGAGACGTATTCTCTGAATCCAGAGTTGCTAATATCTAGGAACATCATTACATCAAGTGGGAAATCCCTTAGTGCGCGAACTGGAATGTCCCCGAATGGAATATCGCCCTGCTTGAATGCAACAGTTCCTGGATCTGGCTTACTAAGTGAAGCACCCATATATCGACGATCACCATCTGTAAGCTGAATAACCAACCTACGTGTTGAGTGATGACAGAGGATATTTGAGATCTTACCATTTAACTTCTGATCAACGACATCGCTAACTCTTTGGATTACGTCAGTTGAAAGCGCACCAGTTGAAGCGGTGACATAGCTAGAATAGGCAGGAATAGTTGTTCTATCCAAACCATAATAACTAGCACGATAAGTACCATCATCAACTAGGGCCATGACACCCCACCAAGCATGCTCATAGGATGTATCTAGAATATCAGTCACAGCCGAATTGGCAACCTGGACGATATAATCGCCATCAGCCCAACCTGTCTGTGTGGCAGCATCTAGAGTAACAGTGGTTCCAGAGTTTGAAACTGCTGTAACTTTCCTAATTGAAGTACGGAGATTGCCCGTTGAAGGATCAACCGCACCAATAAACATACCAACTGAGAGAAATCGATTACCAAAGTTTGCATTGGTGATTCCACCAGGCGACTTCAGTGTAAGTGTAGTTGTATTGTATGTTCCGCTATTACCAATAGCTAGAACACCACGACCATCAGAGTTGAGTGCATACTCATCTCTACGAGCCATGTCATCAATGAGATACTGCATCTCTGACTTACGAGCACTAATAAAAGCACCCTCGTTAGCAGTTGAGTCCTGCATAACTTCCCAAGTCATACGTAATCTTGACATAAGCTTACGCTGATCCACGAACATACGTGAGTAGCCCTGGTTTCCAGCATCAGCAAATGCTGAATCTTCACCAACGAACATTGGTGATACGTTACGACTAGTATGTGCTAGTCGGACAATCTCCCTTCCTCTGAAGGGTACCCTTTCGGTCTTAATTAAATCCCGTAGGGGATTTTTGTTATTTACGCCCTCTGCGACGCCATCTTCGAATACTTCTTTAAAGATTGCATCAAGGGCCTGTTTATCTGCACCAGCCATTGTTTAATTACCTATATAAATTATTGGCCCTTTTTACTTTGAAAAAGTTGCCAAGCTGCATCTGCCCGTTCATCGAGAGACTTAAGTTGAACTGGAGCTGAAGTTCTAACAGCACCTGAAGGTGTGTCCTGTGGCAAATTCGTTGCCGTCCTTGTTGCTACAGTTGCTGAAGCCACTCTACGAGCTGGTTCAATGAAGCTATTTGTGAATTCTTTCCAAAAATCCTGTACAATTGAAGGATCATTTGCATACCTTGCGGTTAGCTCTGGAGAACTCTGAACGAAACCTGTGAAAGCTGAGTGAAGTTGTCGCTTACCTTCATCTGTTAGGGGATTCCCATACGATGCTTCAGCGAGCTTAAATAAACTTTCAATGTTTCTACGTCCATAGTCCTGCCAATAATGATTAGTCTGAGATTCTAAATCTCCAGCCCTTTCTAATAGGGCTTCAATCTTGGCAGCCTGTTCCTCTAATTTTACTAGTCCTGGATATAAATTCCCGAACTGATCTCGAACAGCCTGTATTTCTGGATTCTGGGGTGGTTGCTGACCTGTTAACGCACGAATCTGGGCCTGATACCTCTCCGCCTCTGCTCTAATCTGTGCAATCTGAGCCTGTGCCGAAGCTGTCGCAGTACGTTCTGCGGCCTCTCGTGCCTCACGGAGTCGATATGAAGGAACCCATCCTTCCTGCGGTGGTGCCCCTGTCGCGGGTGCCTGCGGCGTGGTCTGTGGTGTCGCTACAGCCTGAGCGGGTGCAACTGGTGTCGCTGTTGCGGGCGTTGGTGGTGTAGGTTGTGTCGCGTCTACTGGCGGTGTTGATGTAACTTGAATCTCGTCCATTAATTATCCTACCTTTGTTATCGGGGTAAAGTTCCCCGTTGGATTGGTAATCCTAATACGAAGATTACCTATTGTGGACCAACATTTGGTCCGTGTTGGGCATTCCCACTCGGAATTGAGTTGGTAGCACCTGAATTTTTATTTGAATTTGTCATTCCCTGTCCACCACCAGGAGCATTAGGTCCTGTTGGAGGTCCACCAGCTTGTTGAATTGGTTTACCATCTGGTCCTAATTGGACTGGAGGGTTGATCAGCATTTGAAGCTGTTGGAGGTTCATATCTATAATTGGTTCAATTTCTGGATGTAATTGAATTATTTCTCTCATCCTATCTGTATTTAACCACTTCACATGTTCAATCCAGTGAACGTGTGGATCAAACCAAGGCTTAACAACGAGGGGTGGAGGTCCTTGTGGATTATCTATCCACTTCTCGAAGGCATCCTGAACTTGGAGTGCAGCTTGAACGTGGAAATTTAAACTGGGAACGAGGTCACTTAGACCAAATTGAGTTAGAAGGGCATATTTCTGATCAGGATCATTAGGATCGAGGAGTCTAAGTTGATTGGCCTGTTCAATAGCTGCCCTCTTTCCTAAGGCAGTCTTAGGCATATTTGAACCATCTTCGACTTGAACACTCACCTGACCTTGGAGTTGAGCGTTCTCGAAGTGTTTGAAGGTATAGCCTCTATTTGGTCCTATCACTGCCCACGTTCTTTCTTGTGGACCAAACTGTCTTTCAAGTTCTAATGCTTTTGAGAACCATCTTCGATACATCTCGCCACGAGCTTGGAAGACTGATGTGAATCGAGATTGACTTCTCTCAACTAGAAGTTGGAGGGCACTGAAGGCCTCTACTCCTGAAGGTTTCTGTCCCTTAATGATATCGAAAGCACCACTAAGTTCCTCAATGTCTTTAATAATCTGGGCACGATACTCGAATAAAGATGAATCGAGTGGGATTCCTGCAATTCTCTCAGGCTTTCCTTGACCATTCGCTGCTAGGACATTCCATTTAACGATTAATCCAGGCTCACCTGTAAGTCCTTCTACTCCTGCATTCTCTGGAATAACCCAAGCTGGATTGGCAGTTCTCTGAATACATAATTGAACTAGGGAATCTAATTGATTAAGTTGATCCTGCTTCTGAATGAGTGGACTGAGTGCTGATCTACCATAGAGTCTCCCACCTACATGCTCATACTGGGCGTGATCGAATGGAAAGATTGGATTTCCTTCAATATCGGTGTAGGGAAGTGGACCTGGAAGGCCTTCTTCCTTAGCTTGAAGAATTTGGGGATTCATCTCACCCATGACCCTCATGACGAGGCCTTTTGGAAACTCTGGAGTTGGGCGCATCCAAATTTCATACTCAGTTACACCTTCTACAGTGTGGGCACCTGCTGCTCCTAGATAGGCAAACTGACTTCCCGTTCCTACGTCATTAGTTAATGCCAATGACTTGAAAATTTGCATCGATCTATCAGAGGGAGACTTCTCCCAAGTGACGGTTGGGATGAGTTCTGGATGATTAGCCTCAAACCAATGTTTATCTCTCCATCGAAGTCTAATGATATAGGGGAGTTCGTCGAATCTCGTGATATTTGGTGGGAACGCATACTCGAATGGACTGAGAGCTGTTGTCTTTCCCTTACCATAAGCTACCCAGTCACCAATTGGTGTAGGTTGACCTGTTGTTGGGTCTGGTGGTCCCATTGCCTTTTGAAGG